CCCGAGGAACAGCAGGGCCAGCGCCGGGATGACCGCCAGCACGTCGGCCTGGAACAGCCGCAACGCAAGTCCGAGCAAGGCCATGAAGGCCGCGATCTCGGCGAACCCGACGGCGATCCGGCCTAGCTGGGACCAGTTGAACCCGCCGATCGTCGTCATCAGCCGGATGAACCCATCGAACAGCAGCGCCAGCGCCGGGACCGCACGCAGCGTCTCGGCCTGAAATGCCCGCAGCGCGAACCCCAGCAGGGCCGTGAACACCGCGATCTCGGCGAACCCCACGGCGATCCGGCCCAGCGTCGGCCAGTCGAACCCGGCGATCGCGGTCATCAGCCGGACGAACCCATCGAACAGCTGCACGAGGTTTGGTAGCAGCTTCACGATCGAGAGGTCGAAGGCCTTTAGCGCCTGTGCCAGCAGGTAGACGAAACCGACGATCTCGGCAAGCGCCACCCCGAGCAGGGCGACGAACCCGGCGGCGATGCCCAAGAGCTTCAGGAGCTTGTCGATGTCCAGCCCGGCGAGCGCGCCGCTAAAGTCGACCGCGAGCGTCAGCGCGCCGGTGACCCGCAGGCCCGCCCGGAGCTGGTCCAAGATCGCCTGAAGCGCTGTGCAGGCGCAGTCCGCGAACGCGGTCAGCTCGTAGGCCAGGCCGGCCATGCCCGTGTCAAGGGCGACGTTGAGCTGCAGGATGTCCTGGTGGATCTGCCCGGCGCGCCACCCGATGCCCCGCAGGAGGCTGATTACCTCGTCCATCTCGACGTAGGCGAGGTACGCCACGGCCCAGCGAGCTGCCTCGATATGTTCCAGCAGGTCCGGGTTCATGACGTAGACCTGAAGGCCTACATGCTGGACCCCGCTCACCAGGTCCGTGACCGTCATGGTGGGGGTGCGGTAGACGTCCGCGCGGCTGATCTCCTCCAGCGTGTGCTCGATCTGCAGCAGGGTGGCCAGCATCGTCGGATTGTCGGCGACGGTGACGCGGCTGATCCGCGTCCCGGCTCCCTCAATCGATGCGGGGATCGCCCCTTCCACCGTTCCTCCGTCTCAATGCAGCCCGGTCTCGGCGGGTGCTCGCGGCGCCCCGGACTGCAGCCGCGTGATTCAGGCCCCGCGCCGCGCGGCCCTGCGCTCGATTGCCTCCTGCTGTTGTTCCAACGCGTCCACCAGCAACCGCACGTACTCGCGGCGCTCCCCGACAGCCATCTCCATGGCTTCTGAGTAGCCCCAGCTCAGATGCAGGCCCAGCAGGAGCACCTCCTGGCGTAGCCGTTCCTCACTCACTGCTGGACCGAAAAAAAACCCGTGAGATCGATCGTGGTCCGGAACGTCCGGCCGCACGTGTCGCATACCACGCTCCTGGTCAGGTCGAGCCCGGGCATGTCCTGCCTGAAGGCACGGTCGATCGCCGCCCGGTCGCCCATCGTCAGGTCGGTAAGCACCTTTGTCCCCAGCGCCTCCCGGCGATCGTTCGGCATGTCACCGAGCGCCACAAGGCACCTGGTGAGCAGCGCGTTCATGCCGAGGGAGGCGTTCTCGCGGGTGAGCGGGCTGATCCGCTCCTCGTCCACACCGGTGGGCAAGCGGAAGACCATGCTGGTGTAGTAATCGCCGCCTGTGCTCTCCCATCCGTCGGCCAACTCGACAACAACGTCCCGGCGTCCTTCGCCGTTCAGCCTCCGGACCGGGACCTCATCGAGGTCGTGCGTGATGCGGGTGCTTTCTCCGCACGACGGGCACACATACGTCGCCTCGATGGCGTCGCCGAATGTGATCCGCCGTAGCTGCAGCAGGAGGAAATTCCGGTCGGGGGATGTCAGCTCGGAGATGACGTTGCGCGGCACCGGCGCGATCTCGCCGATACGCTTGACGCAGGCGGCAAGCAATTGCGTCACTAGCCGCGCCGCGTTTTGCCGTAGCTTACGGTCGGCCAGCAGCGCTTCCTCGTGGCCGGTCATCTTCCTGAGCGAAGCGATCCTATGGACCTGGCCGTCCTCATCGGTGTAGCCGACGGGCAGCTCGAAATCGAATTCGCGGCTTGGTCGGTTCTCCATCGTTCCTCCTTCAGGACACGCGCTCGATCCCCTCGTGCTCGACCTCACACGTCTGCTTGAACAAGTTGGTCGAGCCCGCCTCCAGGTCTGCGAACTTGGACGACTTGACCCACCCGCCGTAGAAGGCGAACCGCAGGACTTCCTTGCCGTTCTCCAGCTTGATGATCGCGCCGTTGCGGCGCTTGGACGATCCGCTGCTGGTCCCGTGCAGCTGGAACATGTCGCTGAACCAGTCCTTGAAGAACTTGTCGAACGAGCTTCCATCGACGTTCCGCTCGATGACCAGGGTGTCGAACTTAACCACGCCGCTGGCGATCTTGTGGACGACGTTCGAGCCGCCGTCTGGCTGCTCGATCGTGTCGGTCGACCCCTCGGTGAGCCCGGTCACCTTCGTGACCGGGCACCGGGTGCCCTCAATCTCGACCGCGAAGCCGTGCGTGCGGTAGGACTCGCTGAACGTCAGCTCTGCCACGTGCCACCTCCTGCTGCCTGCGTGCGCCTTCAGCCCTCAGAGGCCGACGCGCTGCTCTCCTGCTGGCCGACTATGATCACGATCGTCTCGGCCGGCTTGACCGGGTAGAAGTAGACCTCGACCGTGAAGTTCCCCTGGTCCACCTGTTCTGGAGGGTTGTTGGTCTGGTCACAGATGACGGTGAAGACCTGGGCCGGTGGGTCAGACCCGAAGGCACCCTGGCGCCACAGCCCGAGCAGGAACGGCGTGACGACGTTGAACTTCACCTTGCGGCGCAGTTCGTCGTCGTGAGGCTCCTGCGCGACCCAGCGCAGGCCGTCCCGGAGCGAAACCTTCACGAAGTTGAAGAGGCGCCGCACGTTAACGAACAGCCAGCGGGTATCGGTGCTCAGGGTGCGTGACGCGTCCACGATGATCCCGGAGCCCGGAATCGCCCGTACCCCATTCACCCCACCGTTCTTGACCAGGTCGGTGTGGTCGGTGTCCGTCATGTCGAACTCCACGCCGAGGGCGAAGGCAAGCCCTGCGTCGTCGCCCGCTGGCGCCTTCCAGACCCCGCTCGCCTCCCCCACCCGCGCGAACATGCCCGCCACGTGGCCGACAGGCGGGATCGTGAGCTGGGGATTGGCGCCGGTGGTATCCAGCGGATTGATCACCTGGATCCACGGTGCGTAGAGGGCGCCGTAGACCTTCCGGGCCCGGAGTGGGGCGGCGTAGGTCTTAATCCCCTCGAGGTCATACCCCTGCGGTGCGGTCCCGATGAACATCGCGTCGCCACGGCCGGCACAGTAGGCCAACGCGGCGGAGGCCACGCCAGCCGACGTCGTCTCCGGGCAGCACAGCAACTGGATCGCGACCGTGTCGAACGCGTACAGGCCAGTACGTGCCGCTGGGTCGCCCATGAAGTCGAGCTCGGATGGCGTGCTCCCATCCGACCCGCCCGTCAGGGGGACCGGGGCCGGCGTCACCGCTGGTGCACCGGCTCCCGCGCCCGAGGTGCTGTGCTGGTCGGTTACCACGACGAACCGGGATCCCCGGTCCTGGTCGTTGACCATCGTTTCGGCATAGGTGGCGAGCGCGCTCTGCATGCTCAGGGAGGCGAAGCGCTCAATCTCCGAGCCGTTCTGGAGCACCACGAGATCGAACTCGATGGACTGGATCCGCGACTCGTTGGCGGGGACCGGCCCGGCCAGGCCGGTGCCGAGCGTGACCAGCCTGTCCGTCTCCGACACGGCGCTGAGCACCGCGAAGGCTCGCGAGCCTGCCACGGGGGTGAGGCCGGTCAGCCCAAGGTCGGCCGTGGCATCCGGCGTGGTGCCGCCCGGAGGGGCCAGGGCGATGGTCGAGCCGTGCCCGAACGTGTCCGAGCAGAGCACCAGGTGCGCGTCGGAGGTCAGCCCGGCGGTGAAGCCGACAGCCTGCCGGTTGATCGCGGCGACCACCTCGTCCGGGGTGATGGCCGCCACGCCATGCGCGAAGTCGGCGTCGGTGAACGTCACGGTCACGCCGGAGCCTCCGTCGGGGGTGATGGTGATGCCCGCTCCGGACGTGAGCGAGGCGGCCATCGCCCCGCCCACCACGTGACCCCGGCTCTCCAGCCGCACCGCGGAGCCCGGGAGGAACCCGCCGGTCGCGGCGAGCGCCACGGACGTGGTGCCGGCGGCCAGAGCGGTGTCGCTGTTGGCTGTCGTGCCCGCGAAGCCGAGGCTCGCCGCGGCAGGCCCTGACACCGCGAGGCGGGATGCCAGGCCGGGGCCCGAGCTTGCTAGGACCAGCCCGTTGCCGGGGGTGACAGCGGCCCAGAAAGCCGTGGTGGACCTGGCGACCACGGTCGCAACCTCCACGGCCGTGGCCGCGCCGATGTTACCGAAATCTGGCGCGCTGAACGTCACCACGGTCGGCGCCCCGCCGTTGACCTCTACGCTCAGCGTGTCCCCGTCGGTGAGCGCGAAAGGCTCCGAGGATGCCCCCACGATCTGTGCGGGGATGTCGCTGGAACCAAGCGGGTTATCGAGCACCGCGACCGACAGCCCGTTGCCCCACGCACCGGGGTCCGCCAAGCCGTGGCGCCCCGCCTTCACGAGCAGCGAGGCAACCGCCGTGGGGTCGTCGAGGGTTACTTGGGCAGCCGCGTTCCCCTGGCCGACCACCCGGACCGCGTACGCTTCGGTCCCGCCGTTGTCGAAGAAGCCGCGAGCCGCGTGCGCCCCGTAGAACCGGGGCGTATAAGAGCCGAAGCTTGACACGAAATCCGCGAACCCGGTGAGGTGGACCGGCAGGTTGGGGATGCCCCGCAGGCTGCTGATGAGGAACCCCGTCACGGAGATGGGGGCAGCGACGATGGTCGGAGCAGCGCTGCCGTCTACCTCGACGACGTTCACACCGATGTTGAAGGCCACTTTTTCTCCCTTATGCCTCGCTCGCAGAGCCGCCGCTTGGTTGCTGGCCAACGATGATTAGGACCGTCTCGGCCGGCTTGACGGGGTAGAAGTAGACCTCGATGGTGAAATAGCCGAGATCGACCTGGTCAGGAGGGTTGTTCTCGGCGTCGCACTTGACGCTGAACACCGCGGCTGGGGGGTCCGAGCCGAACGCCCCTTGCCGCCACAGGCCCAGCAGGAAGGGGGTGACCACGTTGAATTTGACGCGTCGCCGTAGCTCGTCGGTGTGCGGCTCCTGGCGGACGAACCGGAGCCCGTCGCGCAGCGACGACTTGACGAAGTTGAACAGCAGCCGGACGTTCACGAACCACCACCGGGTGTCCGTGCTGAGGGTGCGCGAGGCGGCGATCACGATGCCCGCACCGCTCTCCCTCCGGATCCCGTTGACCAGGCCCGACCTGACCAGGTCGGTGTGCTGAGCGTCAGTAAAGGTGGCCGAGACATCGAGGGCACCCATGACCTGGGCCGACAGGCCGGCGGGCGCCTTCCAGATCCCCCGCTCGATCGCGGTTTGCGCGTACACGCCCATGACGTGGCCGTCGGCT